AAGGAATAGTAAAGGTGTTAATATAGGTTTATATAGTTGTACTGTTATTAATGTGTAAATGCTCACATTAGCTATATAAAATGTATAGTGTGAGCTAGTTAGTGTAATCTAGGTTAACATGATGTGCTTAAGATATGGTGAGAGTAGTACACCTTTTCTCAACTTCACACACACTTTAACACAATTTTTAACTTCATAACTTTCAATTAGTTAGAGTTACTTAATCTGTCACAGCATCATTAGTTATTCTATTGTTGATAACTATTGTTAATAACATAACTACTTGATTAACAGAGTTAATAACTAAATCAAGTGCTACTTCTCCATAGGGTGGAGACCGTTATAATTAACAATATAGCCAAATATTACATATATTGTTGATAACTACTCCATGTGTTCTAGAGTTAGCATGATTAACATGTAAAAAAATAACTATCATCTTAAAGCAATTGGCATGATTAATGACAATTGCAAATTCAGTAAAGGGTTAGCAAAGAATAGGGCAGACTTGTAAAAAAGAAACTACCCTTTCGGGTAGTCTCTCTTGTTAGATGTTGTCTAAGTTTGCATCTTCTGCATCTTCTACAACTTCTGCAACTTCATCTGCAATGTCTGTTGCAGATACTACAGATACTGTTCTGTTGCCAAACAATTTACCTGTTAAGTTGTCAACTACTTGTTTGTTGAACTGTTCAGTTGCTCCGATGCTGTTTGCAATTGCTTGCGCAGCGTCAAAGTCTGAACTGTCTAAACCATAGTTGCCTTTAGCGGACTTGTACATAGGAACTCCACCTGCTTTCATACAACCTACTGTTGGGTAAATTGTTGTGAAGATAGGTGCTCCTGTTACAGGATCTTCTCCTGCTTGTGGATTGCCTGCACGGTATTCATCCAATTCTTGTTTAGTTCCTACAACATGGAATCTAAACTTGGTTGTTAATACACCTTGTGAGTTTACTGACTTGTAAGTCTTTTCAAATACTGCTTTCATAACTTTTTGTTTTTTGGTTAATTAATAATTGTTATCAAATTAAGTTAAGGGTTAGAAAAAAATAGGGATGAAAGAAAAAAGAACCTGATCACAGTTCTTTTCATCTTGCCACTTTGTTTTTAATTCAATGCTGGCAATTGTACATTGGTAGTCCTGCTTCTGGCCAAGAAGCTAAGTAATAATCAGAATCTGCTGTGACTACTTGGCATATCTGATAATATATCAATATCTGTTAAGGGTTAGAAGAAATAGGGCTACTGCATGGATATACAACTCCTGCAATAGCCTGCAAAGAAAACATTTGTTGCAAAGAAAAAAACATAACCTGCCTAAGCAGGTATATGTTTGTGAGCAGTGTGGATGTAAAGGCTCTCATAGCCTTTATCATTCTTGAACTGCTTGCAACGTATCTTGTAGATTCCAGGTTCTGGAATCTGCTTAGATACTACAGCTTTCTTGATGGATGGAAGGAAGGTTTCACCGGCCTTACAGACATAAAGGAAGTTGTGTGTTTTAGATTGGAAGATTTGGACCACCAAATCTTTCCAAGATGAATCATATGTTTTCATAGTAAATTTATTTTACTATGTGTTGAGGGTTGGTCTAAGCTGAGAGAGAAAAGCTTTTTCTCCTTCAAGAAAAAGTTTTTTTCTCCAGCTATATGCAAGCCAGAAGGGCAAAGGCATAGGGGGTACCCCGAAGCTTTAGCGGAGGGGGGAGGCTTGCAGTGGGGGGCATCAACAACTCATCACATACACTGGGCCCAAATTCCGGAATAAAATTTTTAATAAATTTCTCACAGCAATATTACCATTTGGTAAGTTACTATGTGGTAACATAAGGGCCAATGAGCACGGGGCTAAATTAAAAAGGGTACCTGTTCCTATTGTAGAATAAAAAAGATTATTATATTTGTGCTTGTCATATGGGTGCTGTTTCCGCTTTTACCTAGTATGTTTTTTTAGTAAGGAGCCCTGAGTAAAATACAGGGCTTTCTTACTGAATAGCTTCTTTAGCTCAGTTGGTTAGAGCACTAGACTGTTAATCTGGGGGTCCTAAGTTCGAGCCTTAGAAGAAGCGCACTCCATCCCTGTAGATAGGATCTGCAGGTTCAGTACCAGGTAAGCATACCGTAAGAACTGCTCACTAGATCTGGTCTTCTCTGCGCAGGAAAGTGAATGTGCACTAAGTCTGGTTGACGAACCCCACTTAGTCAGTCATATAACTGTTAGCAACACCCAGGAAAGTTTCTCTGATCAAGAATTACTACCTGGGTTTTTTATTGCTAAAAGTTTTTTATATTTGTGCAACCAACAAACGTATTAGTAATGACAAAGAAAAAAGCGGAAGAGCCTATCAAAGTTTTGGAGATACTATCTCTGGTCAATGGGGCATATGAAATCAGAATGGCTCAGTTTGAAAGAGCAGCAGTTCCTGTAGTTGTAGGTTTATTAGAGAAGGCAAAGTTTGATTTGCTTGCTAGAGACTTTGATGAAGATGGACCGGCTGAAGAATTTCCTATAACATCCACTAATAAATATGATGCATAATGATTAAAAGGTATATGACAAGACCTACATATGTTGATGTATTAAAGTATGTAGAAAGCGATAGAGATTCTGTATTTGAATTTACAGGTGGGAAAGCTGAGTTTATTATACCGGTAAACACAAAACAATTGACATTATATGTGCACACAGATTTAGGTCCTAAGAAGTGCAATGTAAATGATCATATTGTAAAAAATCAAGATGGTAAATTAACTGTGCTTACTTCTGCTCAGTTAGAGGATATGTTTTTAAAGGTTAAGAGTCATGCCGGAGAGAAGTGATTTAGAGACATGTTGTTTGATACCTGAACATAGAAGAACATATCTGTGGGTAGCAGCAGGAGCACGTAAGTTTTCACTAGGTATCCTGAAGCAAATGGCAAAGAATAAGAATTGTGTACTTCATCCGGGAAGTTTTGAAGAGTATGAACCAGGAATATTTAGAGCAATTGCTATTCCTAAAAATAAATAGTAATGGATACTAAAGAATTTGAAAAAACATTGGCACCTAATAAACATGTTGCTGTAGGAATAACAACTGTTGAAGTTACAATAATTGGTGACACATATCATTTTACTGATTTAAGTACAGGTTTAGAATCTTATCCTGGTAGTAGTAAATCATATCATATGAAATTTACCCCTAAAGTGGATTTCTTAAAAGTTGACCGTAGTAATCTTGAAAATCTAAAACCATATCAAGAAACTATGGCAAATGATTTTGGAGACATTACAATGAAACTTGTAAATGTAAGAAACTTACTTGCTGATGAAAAATTTATTGCTAGTATATCAGAAGAAGAACTAGTTTCTTTTAAGAAATACAGAGAGCTATTAGAAGCAGGTGGTTATGTAATATCAGAATTATTATCTAAATTTAATAAATAAAAAGATGAGTAAAACAAGTAACAAGAGTAAGATTGAAGCTTTGAAAGGATGGCTTCAAAGTATTATGTTAAACATTAAAAAATATAAGTAATGTCTGAGACAGTTATTAACATTCCAGAAGGAGCTCAAGGAGGAATTGAGCTTAATGAAACTAAGATACTTTCATTTGGAGAACAACTAGTAGGGATTGAGTTCAATCCTTCTAATGATGCTGGTGTAGCTAAAGTAAAACAACTATGTGCTGAGATTGCAAACATTTTAAAAGACAGCTATCAAGATGGCCCAGGAAGTCCGGTTAAGAGTTTGCTATTTGATCATGCAGTTGGAGAATTAGTAAGTGCACAAATGGCAGTAGTAAAAGTAATCACGTTTAAATAAAAAACATGAGACACGTAGAAAAAGCATTGTTGAAATACAATGAAGAGAATGAAAAATGGACACAGTTCATTCAAATTGAAAATACAGAAGATGTAAAAGGTGTTGCTCCTGTAGTTAAATTTACAATTCAATCAGATCCTATTTCTGAAGTAGGAGTAAATGGAGTACAAGCATTAGATATGTTGAAATATGTCAAGTGTTTATTTGAAAGTCTAAATGAAGCTTTTCCTTGTAGAGAAAATGCTTTGTCTATTACTAAAATTGAAGAGGCTATTCACTGGCAAGATGCAAGAACAAAAGACCGTCAAAGAAGACAGGTTGAAGGATTTAATAAACAATAAATAAAAGAAAAATGAAACAGTTATTCGGAAAAAGAATCTTAATCAATGTACCAGAGATTGAGAAAGCAATTATTGAGTTAAGCCCATTGCAAGAAGCAGAGCGCGAAAAAGAAGCTATTAAAAAATGGACAGAGCTTGAAGTATTTGCTGTAGGTGATGAAGTAGAAAAAGTTCAGGTGGGTGACACAGTATATGTGCAAACATTTGCTTTAGAAAGCGCGGAGAAAATCATGCTTGGTGAAAAGATGAAGTTATTGGTAAAAGAGTTTGACATTGCATTTAAATACTAATGGGAACACAGGACTACAACGAATATATTAACATGCAAAGAAAACAAGTTCTTGAGGAAAGATGTGCTGAAGCAGCTAAGGAATCACAACTTGCAACCAGCTCTCCTACCGTAGCAGCTAAGACTGAAAAAAAAGAACAGTTGTTTTGTGAGAAGATGGAAGCTATTAGACCTGCTCATTATGGAGGGGCGGATAATCCTTACGAAGTATTTGCAGTATTAGAAGCTTGGAACTTAGACAAAGACTTTTATCTTGGTAATGTAATTAAGTACGTTGCGCGCGCGGGAAAGAAAAATCCTACTAAAGAAAAGGAGGATTTACAAAAAGCTTTAGTATATTTGCGACGAAGAATTGATAGTTTATGAAAACAGCTTTTTACATAATGGGAATTATAGTCCTGATTGTGTTATTCCAATTACAAGATAAGTTGAGAAAACCTGTGTATAGTAGAATGCATAATGTATGGAATGAAGATAAGGACAGTGTCCTTATTGCTAATGCTATTATAGTAACAATGATGATTATAGCATTTATTTTGGGTTTGCATATTTAGTTTTTTTTTGACCAAAATAAATCAGTCCTTAGTTTAAAAAGCTAAGGACTTTTTTTTGTAGTTATTTTTTTGTATATTATTAATAGTATTTATATTAAAAATAAAAAATCATGGACATATTAAATTGGTTTAGTTGGACTAAACAAAATAAAGTAGTTACATCAGTAAGTGACAATGCATTAATTGCAGTAGGTGAACCTGATCCAAACAGAGATGATAAGTATTTGACAGTTGCTATTAAAAGATCAGATCTTTTACCAACTGTTCCTAAGTTACCGAATTATACAAATGATGCTGCTGTTAATGCTGTAGTTGTTACTGCTGAAAAAGGTCAAATGTATTTTGATACTACATTAAATAAGGCTAAAGTATACAATGGCTCAGCATGGCAAGCAATGAACTAATAAATTATAGATATGAGTTTTCAAGGACAAATAAATTTTGGGTATCCGATAACATCCCATAATATAATAACAACAATTCCTGATAATGCTGTGTTACCTTTATCATTAGGTAACAGTTTACAAGGTAATATATTAGGAATTACTGTAGCTGATTTTGCAAGCACTTTTGTTACAACTTATGCAGCTGATCAAAATGTTAATATTGGTTACAATACAGGGCTTAATGCAGATAGTAATTTTCTTGCTAATGTTTCAATTGGTTCTGGTTCTGGAGTAAGTTTTACAATTGGTAGTAGTGATAATATAGCAATTGGACACAACGCATTACCTAGTGGTGTTAATAGTTCAACAAATATAGCAATTGGGCAAAATACATTAGCAGCTAATACAACAAGTAGCGGAAACATTATTATGGGAGCTCTTTGTGGCTATGCTACTACAACAGGTTCAATTAATGTAGCAATAGGTCAAGGAGCATTTCATACTAATACTGTTGGTTCTAATAATGTTGCGTTAGGTTGGTGGGCATTAAGAAATAATACTACTGGATCTGAGAATACAGCAATAGGTTCTAGAGCTGGTTCTGGTTCTGATACAGCAAATTTTACAATATCAATTGGTTCAAACGCAAGGGCAAATCATGAGAATTCAATTGTAATTGGTATTAATGCATCATCATCAACAACAAATCAATTTGTAGTTGGTTCAAGTACAAATAATGCAGGAGCTGTAACAACAGAAACTATTACAGCAAATAGAACATGGACAGTTAGAATCAATGGAGCTAACTATAAAATACCTTTACTAGCAATTTAATAATTTAAAATCAAAATAAAATGTCAGTAGAACAATTTAAAGAAGAAGTAACAGCTGAACAAGCAGCAAAGTCTGTATTAGCAGCTTATGATAGTGTAAAATTAATTGCAGAATTAAAAAGAAAAAGAACATTATCTGAAGAAGAAACAGCTACAGTAAAACGTAATGTAGATCATATTGCTATTATGTTAAGTAAAGCATGGTTTGCAACTGCATTAACTCCAGCACAAAAAAGTGAACTAGAAGCTATAAAATAAATTTAAATTTATTATATTTACAGAAAATAATATAAACCAAAAAAATTTAATTATGACTCCAGCTGAAGCATTAAATGTAATTGAACAAGCATTAAACCTTGCTAACTTAAAAGGTGTGTATTCTTTACCAGATGTTAATAAAGTATTATTAGCAGTAAGTACTTTCCGTAACTTAGAAGAAGTAAAAGCTTCTATTCCGGAATTAGTAACTGAGTAATTTTTACAGTAAAAATCTTAAACCCTGGATTAACTTCCGGGGTTTTTTTGTTTATGTGATTTTTTTTAGTTATATTAATATATAGCCTAAATATTTATATCATGTCAGTAGGGAACTTAAAAAATACAGGAAATCAAGGAAATAATTTTCCTTATCAAATGAAAACATTACTAGGTCTTCAACAAATAGTAGATGGTCTTTCTGGTATTGCGCCTCCAGGTGGAGCTGCTACAGAAACAACTTTGTTGATAGTTGAAGCTTATGTAGAAATAATTAAAAAGAATTCTATATCTAAAATAGGCAGGATTCAAGGATCAGCA